TCATTAAAAGGCCTTGATTGAATTTAACATGATGGAATTCTTTTAGTTGTGTTGAAGTTGCTATATCTAATATTTTTGTAACAATTCTAGAACCCTCAGGAAAACTATCTGCTATCATTCGCCTAAATGATTCTCTTTTTCCATCTGTTTCATTAAATTGTTCATGGGATATTTTCGTAACTTCATTGGTTTCTCTATTAATTAAAAGTACAGCATCAATAGTTACATAGCTATGGTTTTTTATTTCATTTAAAGGTTCTATACTACTTGAAATATCACCCCCCTCTTGAATTGCATTTCCTATAAATAAGGCACATGCTTTACTTTCTATAATAGGTTTGAATCCATAAGAATATACAGGATCACCTATTGTATATTGATTAATTTTAGATCCTAAAAGTTTAGAACCATTATAACGAGGATTTTTCCATGAAGCCATATCTAAAAGGCTATCATCAAATTCTACACTATAATCTTTATTTATTGCCATATATTAAAAGTTTTTTTCTGAACCATCATATAATAATCTATAATACCTATTGGATGTTCTTCCCTTAGATATATTTCCTGAAAAATCAGATGTTCCTGCTAGATTGTGTTGTTCTTTAATGTTTATAGTACCATTAGTTCCTTGTTCTTGTCTTTGTTCGTTACTACCTGTTGTTTGGAGTAAATTATTTGTTACAATTACTGCTGAATTTGTAAGAGAAAATTGTTTTTCGGGGTCAATTTGAAATTCAAATGTTTGATATGAATTATTTAACATACTTTGACCCATATTAATAGTAGGGGTTTCTCTTTTAAATTTAGTTCTTTCTAAATAATGGGGTTCAATTACTAATCCTGTTTTTAAGTTAGCTTTCATAGGAACAAATTGTTCTATTAACTTAAATAATGTGTGGTCTATTTGTTGAATTAATTTTATATAATCTCCATAATTATAACGACGTTTTACTTTTTTAAAGTATATGTCTTTTATGTCAGATAAATCTTCGTATACAGATGATGATTGGGCTGAGGGTAATGGAGAACCTATATAATCATCTAATCTGAATGAGCCTAATGTATATAGTATGTCTTCATTTATTTCCGTTGTAGGAGAGAAAAATACTCCTAAATCTGGATAGTCTAAAGGTTGTCTGTCTTGTGTTGAAGTTTCTGTTTTTTTATTATATGATAGCCAATTATCATCTACTGTACCTGTGTCTATTCGGGTTTTTTCACTTGTGGTTGAAATACCAACTGTGTCTGGTGTAGGTAGATGATGTGTTTCGATTATTTCCTCCCATGTTTGGGATGACATATTACTTTCAGGGATTCCTAAATAATTTACATCTTCGTTAGGATGGAAACTTGCAGAAATTTCATAATCATTACTCCCTAAAGGTAATCTTAAAACTACATTTTCATAAGATGATGATGGTGTATTACCACTATACATAAATGGTTCAAGAGCGTGTTTTTTTAGAGTTTCGTGTGAAAGTAATTCACCAAAGTGGTATCTTACTTCTTGAAGTGAACCTGAATAATTTGAGCTACCTATATAACAATAAGGGGATCCTGGGCTTATATAATCACTATCTAGAGGGGTTAACCCCCAAATATTCCTAAGATTAAAGAAATCAAGTTGTGAATTAAGTGGTTGGGATGATGTAGTATAATAATTTATATTTTTTAAATGATTTGATTGGTAGGCCCCAAAGTCTACCCCTCTACGTGTTGAGGCATTCTTAAATTCACCAATCCCTACAAAAATATTCCAAAAATCTCCATTATATATAGGAAAATATTGGGTAGATGTTGTAGATGAATAACTAGAAAAAGTCAATCTACCATACTGGTTAGCATCTCCTGAAGATGAAATATCATTACCTGTCCAAGGTTCTAATGTTAAATGATGACTCATATCCGAACCTGTTAGAGAAAATAAATTATAATTATTATTTGATCTATGGGGTTTAATTCTAAATTCGACTGTCTTGGCTGTAGATTTTAAATTATCTGTTAATGAAGAAGACCATGCTGTTTTTATAAAATATCCATCTGTACCTGAATCGCCTTTTAAAGCTAACCCCGATTTTTCATAACTAAATGTTTTATATGTAGTTTTATCACGGGAAGAACCGCCATATTCTTTGACATTAAGTATAGTAGCAGGAACACCATAACAACTCATGAGTGCTTTTAGACCGCGTTCAGTACCCTTGGTTTTTAATAGATAGGGTGCATTATGGTATAAACGTTTCCATATTTCCTTTGTAATACTTTCTTTAGGAATCGAACCCCCATTTGATATTGTTGTTAAAGTTTGGTTAGTTGGTGTGTCATAAAAATTACTATTTTGGGGTTCTTCTCCCAAAATATATTCCATTAAGTTGGCATTTTCAAATTGATCAAAAGTTTCTAAACCTAAACTTTTTAAAGAATGGTAAACTAAATTTTTAGAAATACCTCTTACATGATGTGAATCATTTATTTCTGTAAGGTGTTTTATATGAGCCCATATGTGATCATAATGTTGACCCAGCATATGAACAAATGTTATATAAAATGCATTGTTTGGGTTTTCTATTATGTGGTTAGGAATTAATCTTACTAAAGAGTGTTCATTTTGGTTATCAAATAAAGAAGCTGATAATAACTGACCCCCATAATTGGGATATGTGTCTCTTTCGTCACCTAACCACGTTGTAGCTTGGGAAGAAGTTATTGAATATAATGTGTAAGGAGTAGAAGATGTTGATTTAGGCCACGATAAAGCCCCCGACCCATAATATAAAAATTGTTCATATCCATCTAATGTATTAAGAAGATTTGTTTGTTTATTTTTTATAAGAGCTATTTCATCAAAAATAAAATTTCCAAAAGTATTAGATAAATTATTTAGTTGGGAGTTATATAATTCTATTAATTCTAATTTATATTTAAAGTTTTTGACTCTTTCTAAAGCACTACCAAAATGTACAAAATTTTCAAAATGGTAAGTTGTTTCTTGAGGATTACCTTCATTACTACCAGATGGGGTTCTTATGAAATCATATTGAATTTCAGGTACTTCTCTATTTTCTAATTTATTAGTTAAATTTTGGTAAGAGGTAAGTTGATTAAAATTTAATATTTCATTATAATTTTTATATCCTGAAGGTATACTATTATTTAATCTAGTGTCTATTTTAAAATTTGGGCCTTGAAGAGGAATGCTATTATCAGATAATTCAAAAGAACCTAAATCTTGTTCTATGATTATTTGGCTTGTTATTTCTTCAGCAATTGAGAATGTACTGAGGGTAGAAATATTGTTAGGTAATGGTTCACTTAATTTAATTAATAATTCACTAGTTGAAGGAACTTCATTAAGTATAATATTTACACCAACTACAATTTGGTCTTTTCCAAAATTTAAAACAAAATCTCTTAAAAATGGTGAATTACTTATTTCATTTATAAATCGTTGAGATGATTGTTTTAATTCACTATTTGAAATGTCTTTAGCTGTAACTCTTAATTCTGTTCTTGTAGCAGAAACTGCTTTGATTATAAATATCTTAGTTGAAGTATTAAATATTTTTTTACGAAGTATATTAAATACTAATTTATATTTACCTGTTGAGTAACCATTATTGTTAAGTACAGATATAGGATCCATACTTAATTCGTTAGTTAAATCAGCTGATTTAGTAAAATCAGTAAAATTATTTATAGATGTTAAAATTTGGTTATTTAGATTATATATGTGTGCCTCTATATAGTCTTCAGGTTGCCCAAATTTTCTGTCAATAATTCTAGATACTACAGATTCTACCGGTAGATCTAATGATGGATTTTTCGATATTTTGGTATTATCTGCCATTATGCATAAATGTATTTAATAAATTCAAATTGGTATCTACCTTTTATTATTTTTTTATTAGAACCTTTTCTATAACTGGTTCTTCCTGTTCTCAGATCATTTACAGATAATTCTTCATCTAAAATTACTAATTTACCTTTACCGCCATATTTTTTTCTGGTTACCCTATTTACTCCTCTAAGATTAGCTCCGGGGGCAAAAGATTGTCTATATTGGACTTTTAGGATTTTATCAGATATAAGTTTATTAGATTCAGGAGAATCATATTCTAATCTTTCAGGAACTATGTATTCTTCTCCTACTAAAACACCTTCAAATAAATTTTTACCTTCTTCCCAACCATCATATGCTACATTTGTTTCTTCTTCAGTTAAATCAGGACCATTTTGAGGTGATGGTAATATTTCATTAAATTTAATGTTAGGGAAATTTTCTTTTTTATCCCATATTCTTTTTAAAACAGCTAATGTTTGTCTAGATTTAAGTAATTTAGGGTTAACTTGACTTAATAATCTTTCACCATTATTTTTTTCTTCTTTTGTAAATCCTTTAGTAGCATCTAAATAATATTTCCATGATAAACTTTCTAAAGTTGCTTCTCTTTCAAATTCAGCTATGATTTTTGTTTTTAATAATTCTATATACGATATTTCTGATTGAATTGATTTGTTTTCTATAGGTTTAATTAAAGCGCTTAATTCTGTTCTCCAACTTTTTACTGTTATGTCTGAAAGTAGTTGTTGATCTATTTCTGATGAATTTGTTTGACCCGTTAAATCTTCTATATCTAAGTGAGGACCCTCAGTTATTCCATCTAATATTAGGTTTGGTACTATTTTAACTATTGTATCCTTACCTTCTGAAGGGGGGAAACCTAAAGAGGCTTTCAAGGCTTTAAATACTATACCCTCATAACCCCCCACAACATATCTTCTAACACCTCTATCCATATAATATATGCCCCACCCGTATGGTTTATTGATGTTGTCTTTTTCTGGGGGAGCTATTAAAGAACCATTAGAATAAAATGGATGTTCTTGAATGTCATTTGGGGTGTTTATTATTTCTTCTAATTCAACAATCCGTTCATTAAGAATAGTTATTTGTTCATCTCTAGGATCAATATAATTTTTAATGTAGTCTGTGCTTTGTTTTATAACTGATGTGTGTGATCTTTCTCCTTCTTTAGGGATATCATAAAATAACTCACCATATATAGAAAAAAATCGATCTATATTTACTGGGTCTTTTGTTTTAAAAAACTCAGAAAAAGAACGATCTACTATACCATCTGTAGATTTAGTACTATATATTGTTTTGGTTAATTTTATATTTTCTTGGGCCATTATCTAACTACTTTAAAGTGATAATTGTCATCATATATTTGAGTACCATCATTATTTATATGTTTAAATAAAATACGATAGTGTCTTTCTGGTTGTAAGCCATTCATGTATAAATTAAAGTACATGCCTTCACTGTCGGCACTTAGTTTAGTATTATCGTTATCAAATGGGATAATTACTTCTTCTGTGTGTGCGTCTCTAATACTATAGTAGGATGATGTTGTAAAATAACCTACATCTAAATAATTAGATGAAGTAACAAATCGTCTGTTTGGGTATTTATCCCTTACATGGATTTTTATTTTGGCTACATCATTTTTATTATATTCGGCTTTATTGTTATATAAAGATACACTTAAATCACCACTTGTTTTAGCGCTTCCTGTAGCTGCATCTATAAATAATGAATCATCCCATTTAAAAGCTAATCGTGGTGGGTAAATTGTGTGGGTGTCCGAAGAAAAATATTGTAAATTACCATTACTACTTGATACGCTTTCTTCTATAGTGTCTGAGTTTTTTACTATAAACCCATAATTTGGTATACCTGTTGGATATGTTTGGGAAGAATGTAAACTAGCACTAAATTTTTGTACTATATTAGTTACATCTACATTTAAATCTAATAAATCTGCGTTAGAGAATGTCTGGAAACCTTTAAATATACTACCCGTATACCATTCTCCTCCTCCTTTTGTAATAGAAGTAGTATTACTTATAGAACCTGTTGTTCCTGCTGCAAAACTAGAAGTTAACCATTGGGTTTTTGTAACATCATTATCTCTATAAACCCATGATGAACCATTAGATGAAGATGGTAAGTTTGAATATCTACCTGTCCCTTCATTCCATGATTGTGATATAGGAAATACTTCTACTGATTGTTCAGATGATAAATTTTTATGTTCTGTGGAAAATAATTGTAAACTAGATGTAAAATTATTTGATTTATTTATGGCAGTTTGAATGTCAGTGTTTGAAAACTGAAGGAGAATTCTTGAGGGATAATATAAAGAATTGGTTGTTCCTTTTTCTTTTACAAGTTCAAGAATTTCATCATTACCTGTATTTAGAGTATTTCTATTAGGGTGACTATATATAGTAGTGTCTTTTTCAGGAAATATAAAATAATATGCCATTTTAGTATGTTGTTACGCGTCCGTTAATATCTGTGTTGGGGCTTTTTAATTCAAAAATACTTGGATCTAATGATGGGTATATAACACCATTTTTTGTAGCTCCTTTAAAATCGTACTTATATTGAGAATAACCTAATGATAATCCATTTCTATTTTTTAATTCTATTTTTTCAACTGTCTGTACACCTTTTATACCCGCAAGTAAATTAGATATTTCAGATATGATAATAGGTTGATTAATTTGCCATTTATCTATATCAAAATAATCTTTTAATTCAGATATACATTCTAATAAAACTTCATTATTATTATAATTTTTAAAAGTGGTTATTTCGAAATCTAATTCGAAGTTAATTACAAATGCATCCTTAATGTTAATTGCATCTGTTAACATTCTATATTGTTCTAAATATGTTACTAAATTTGTTTTGGTTGCTTTATTTAAAGTAGAAAGATTTTTGTTTGAATCGTACCCTAAAGTATATAAATTTAAAGCTAATGGATTAGGAATGTTGTCTAATTCTGTTGTTAATGGGGATATTTGATCATCTTGAGTTATATAAGCTTTTGCTACTCTACCAAATCTAGGAGGTAAAGATAATGTTCTTATAATATAATCTTCTTTAGTTACTGTTCTTTGTTGAGTAGAAAAATTAGCCATTGCATTTAATCTAATATCTTCTATAGAATCTCCTGCACCACCCCCTGTAGCGGTTTCTGGATTATTAACCGCTATCGAAGATTTAATGTAATTTAAAAGGCCATTATTTAAATTAGGTTTATTTATTGTGGATATAGTATCTATTTCTGTTATTGTATTAGATTGAACATTAGATTCCAATCCTCCTCCTACGATATATGTTACTGTGAGTGTTGTATTGGCTGGTGCCTGACCGTATGTTTTTGTGTGTAAAAAGTTTGAAGGATCATAAGCAGTATCTAAGGTAGATCTACCATCAGATATTCCTAAACCTATATTATCAGGGTTAGGGATAATTTGTTCGTCTGCTTTATCACTAGTACCGGCACCAAATTGGATTTCTAATTGGTTATTGGTTTTAAATCTAGTAATAAATCTTCTAGTTGCTTTCGTTAATTTAAGAAGAAAAGGGGTTTGACCATTATATTGTTTTAATTCAGAATCATTAACTTCTGTATTTTCTACTTCATTAAATATAGTATCTTGGGCTAAATATGGAACTTCATTCCAGTTATTACCCTCACTGTCTATTATAGATTCAATTGATATGATGTTATTATCAAATAATTCTAATGTTTTAAATCTTTCAGCAGATCCTACTGTGAATGTTTGGGATTTAACTTCACCCGAAATTGCTTTTGAGGTCTTTTTTAATAAATAATATGCTGGATTATTACTATCATCATAAGAGTATATAGATATATCTGTTGGGTTAAACGAAGATGAGAAATTAAAATTAACTTGATTATTTAAGTAGAATTTAGGACCTTCTGTTGAATTAAAAATTGAATTTTCGGAAATTTTTAAAGTATAGTTAAAATCAGGGCTATATATTCCATTAGATAATTTTGAAGGAACTAACTGAAATATATCTAAATCTACATTAGACGCTGCTGTTACTTTAGGTTTATAACCCATAGCATACGCCATGTTATATAGGTTTTCTTTTTCTTGGGCTAATGATAAAAATGACTCACGTAATTGTGTGTCAGTATAAAATGATAAAACATCACCAACATAGGCTGCCATTTCAAGAAACATCATTCCTGGGTTTCCTTCACTAAAGTCATTGAAGTTATCTGGAAAATAAACTTCAGCGAATTCCATTAATTGGTTTTTATAAGAATTAAAATCTTTGTTAAGATATTTTACATCCTTATCTTGCGTTTTATTTGATACTTTACTATAAGCCATTTTTACATGTTATTAACCATTTCCACGTGGGAAATATGATGAATTTAAGTTTAATTGAATAGCATCTGTTGATCCATCTAAATTAAAACTATATGAAATTAATATAAATAACTTATACTCGTCCTCTGAAGGGGTAAAACTTACATCCGATAAAGTAATAGTTGGGATGTAAAATTCAATTTGAGTATTGATTTTTTCTTTTAAAACTTCTACATTTGGGTTTTGCTCAAATAATAATTTTTTTAATCCTACACCAAAATTAGGTTCGTTTACACGTTCACCAGGTTCAGTTAATAATAAATTAATTAAATTACTTTTAACTTGTTCTTTTACTGTAGTAGTACCTTTAAACATATTAACGCTGTCAAGAGGAAAAGCAACCCCGATAGTAACATTTTTGTTAATATCTAAAGGGCTAATTCTTCTATTTCCGTTAATATATGCCATTATGGTCTGTTATTTTTTCTTTTATCCATTGCACGCATTAATTCTCTATAATCTTTATTTACAACATTTGCTACTTGAGCAGGCATTGCTTCTGTTGGTATAGGTGATGATGATTCGAATGGCTGAGATAGACTTACAGGAGCCATTGAGGATTCTGTGTTAGTATTACCTTGGGCTGTTTCGTTTAATAAATCATTTAATGCACTGTTTGATGTAAATTGTTGGGAAATTGGTTTTTTACCCATGATTTTTTCCTTTAAAGAATGTTGTACACTTTCAGGTACAGGTGTACGTTGTGTAGGTTGTTCTACGATTGTAGGTTTTAATTCCTCACGTAAATCTTCTTTAAGTGATTTAATTTCACGTCGGAGAGCATAATCTATCTCTTCTCTTACGACTTTTCTAAATAATTTTTCAAAAGCACTTGCTTTCATAATAAATAATGTTTGTTAATAAATATAATTAAGTTAAGCAATTCGATATTGAATTACTTCAAATTTTGCATTTCTTATTCTTTCTATAGTACTAGGTAATAAATCTTCTTCTATAAGTGTAATATCAGCATTATTAGGGGCGTTATTTATAGCATTAGCGAAATCTTCATCTTCTATAGAATCGCCTTTAACATCACACATTAATATGTACTTTAAATAGTAAGATTCAACTAAAATTAATATAGCATTGATTTTAGCTTTTATAATAATTACAATACCTCTTATTACAGCTACTAATTTATTAGGTATTAAAGCTAGTTTTCTGATTTTTTCTATACGTTTAGTAAAAACTTTTATTGTATTTTTATATTCTTCGACTTTATTTTTGGATTTATCTATTAAATCTTTTAATTTAACAGTAGTTGCACCATCTGCTGCTAAACCTTTTAAGAATTTGATTGCTACTTTAGATACTTGAACCACAACATTAAGTGTGGGTATAAATTTATTTAAAAGTTTAAAAATACCCTCAATAGAAGCTATTATGAGTGTAATTTTAGCTAATTGTTCTTGAATTTTTTGAACTTTTTCGTCTATTTTATCAGCAAAATTTTTAAGTTTACTCATTAAACTATTAAATTTGTTAAATATAAATTCAATACGTTCTCTTGCTTCAATACTGCAAACTAATTCTGCTCCTCTAGATGTTATTTCACCCATCATCATTTGTTTAATATCATCTTCAGATGGGATTTTTTGTTTAAGTTCAACTATTTTTTTATTAGCTTCCTCTTTTATTTGAGGAGCTACTTGATCTAAAATCTGAGAAGATTGATTTACTAATGTTACTATAGAGGATGTCATAATTATACTGTTTTAACTTGAGTGCTTAAATTTTCTTTAAATTGTTTTTTTAAACGATCTAATTTTTTTCTACGATTATTAATTACAGGTATATTAAGTGCATTAGGGGTTGTGGGGCCTTGAGGGGGTGCTATATATGAAATTTCACCTTCAATCATATCTAATATATCATCTAATACATCTATTAAACCTTCTGTTAAATCACTACCCACCATCCATTCTTGTAATCTGTGTCCTAAAATGACGGGTTCAGTAGGTAGATCTCCGTCTTTTAAACCTAAATAAATATTAGGAGAATTTACTACAAATTTACTATTAATGTCGTCACTAGTATCAAAATTAAAACTACCATTAGTACTAAAACCAATAGCTTCTTTTGAAAATAATAATATTGAATCGTCTTTAGCATTAAATGTTAAACGATCTGAATTAATTATTATTTGTTTTCCTTGATATATGTTAGGTGCGTCTGGTGTATAACTCATAATTATTTAAATATTGTAGCTACTTTAATATGATTAGTTCCATATTTATTTAAATTTACTCCACTATGATTTTTAAAGTAAATATTATTATCAGGTATTCCTAGTTGTTTACAATATGATGGGGTTGTAAATAATGGACAATCTTTAGCTGTAATTTGATTATGGCCAACTATTTTTATTTGGGGGTATCTGGTTTTGTAAAATTTAACTAATTCGTTTAACGAATTAGCTTGATTTTTAGTCATATCAAATGATGCTAAACCACCTATCCAACTTATATTAATTGTATTATTATTTCCTATATCATTACTTTGATTACTTCCATTTCCAGGGGACCCTACACCATATGATATTTCATCATCTTGATAAATTTGCACACATTCCCCTTCCGAATCTATAGATATATGATAACCATGTCGTGTATATCCTACACCTTCTATTGTTTGCATAAAATAATAAGCTAAATCTAAATGGGTGTCAGCTAAATTCCCTGCTGTGGTGTGAATTACTAAATATTTAACTCTATTAGATTCTTCTTGTAAATCTATTTGGTTTTTTAAATCATAAACTGATTTTGGTTCATGTAAAGTTACTGAGAATTTTGAGTTTCTTTTTGAAATTATAGGAGTACTATATTTTATTTCATTATTACTTACTATTTCTCCTATTTTATCTTCATCATATATTGTGGCTTCATCGTCAGGTTTTTCGGTACCCGATATAGATGAAACTTCCATAATTCCTGGGTTATCTAATAATTCTTCAGCATAATCCCCAAATGGGTCATCTGTGTTTTCTTCAGGTTCAGGAAGTGGTGGTGGTGTAGATGTTGAAGGTTGTTGTAAGTTTTCAAAATCATTTGTTTCTTCCTCTATTTTTACTTCAATTGGTTTTTCTTCAAAATCATCACCTAATTGTTCTTGGATAGTTTTTACTTTAACTAAATTAGCTCCAAACGACTTTTGATTTAACGAAGCAGGGGTAAAATTAGATAATTGTTGGTTTGATGTCATGTAAATTGAAGAAATGTCATTTGAAATGTCTTCTATATTATGGACCCAACCTTTGTCGTCTAATTTTGGTTGACCATTTCTTATAATAGTAATAGGATCACCTAATTCACCTACATTACTCCAACCATTAGGGGTTCCAACTTTATTACTAATATTAGTTGAACCAAATCTTATAGAACTTCCAAATCTACCTTCTATAATAGTATCACCTTCATAAGGTAATAGTGGTTTTATATCTAATTTTTCTTGAAAATAATCACCTAAATTAATACCTGTAGAACCATCTTCTACTTTTCTTGCTATAGATTGTTGATAATCATTACTGTTATTAGAAGGTGTTTCAATGTAAGGTAAAGCATTATGGTGAGGGTGATTCCATATGTTAATTAAGGGGAAATAATATGATGATATTTTATTGTCTTTATCGTCTGTAGATGTAATTAATACTACTTCATTTTTTAAAGGGTAGTTTTTTACAAACGAAAATAAAGGTTTTGCTGTTGAATCTGTTGATGGGTTTGATTGATTTAATTCTGTGTAAAATATGGTACCTATTGAATCATATTTACCATAATCTTCAAATCGATCGTGGGACGGATCTAAAATAATGTCAGTAACCCTAACAGCTTTTAATTTAGTGTCGGGAGATAATATTTGGGTATTATTATCTGTTCTAACTATCGCCATCCTTACTGTCTGCTTCTTTTTCTATTTCTTCAACAATACCTTGAAGTTGGTTCATTTCTTCTTCAGTCAACATGTCACCTCCACCACTTGTAGCATTACCTGTTGACAAGCGTTGAACTATGGATGCCATTTTTAATAAATGGTCATCGTTTTTAACGCTAATTTCCATGTATTCTTTGATTAAGGGAACAACGACTGTTGCGTCTCCTAAATTTTGGATAAGGGGTCTTAATTCGGCTATAAGACCACCTATTTGTTTACCTTTTTTCTTCTGATTAGTGTGGATTTCCTTAAGGAGATCAGAAAAGGTTTTATTGTCAAATATTACTTGATTTAATGAATCCATATTATACTTTTGTTATAAATATAGAATCTTTTAAACTTTCACGTATCCCGTTTTATCGTATTCGTTATACAGTTCGTGATATTTCTTTTTAAGTACTTTAGTTACTTTGGTTATTACGGGAGTATCTACATTTGTTATTTCTCTAATGTAAATGTAAAGTGCTTTTTTATTAAAGATTTCTAAATTTTCTCTACGTTTAAATAAAATGTTAACAGCATCGCATACTTTTCTGTCTTGATCTTTTTTAAATAACCTAAACATATGTTCGTCGATGTATTCTGTAAAATAATCAATGAAATCTTTCATGTCTTTTTTACGATCAGGACGACCAAGTTCGTGAATTACTTTATCATCTTCGTCTGCTGCTAATACGTCCGTAGTTATTTTTTTCTTTTTATAATTAGTATTATTATAAAGAATAAGATAATTTTTACCTACAATACTAAAGTAAGAAAAGGCCTTTGAACCTTTAGTTGGGTCGAAGTAATGAAGTTTTTCTAAAAGAAAACAAACAACCTCATGTTTTAAATCTTCTAAATCATCTACTTCTGTGTAATAAAATTTAAATGTATGGATAAGATTTTCAGCTAATTTATAAAACGAATAATTTATACGTTCGTTAAATATTCTATTTC